CCCTCACGTACCCGCAGCAGCGAAGCTGCGGAGGGCGCCGTGCAGGGTGCCCTTCTCTTTGCCTACTTTCTCTTGGGCAAGCAAGAGAAAGTAGGTCGGGCCGCGGCAGCGGCACGAAACACTCGCCTACGGCGAGACAAAGCTGCGCGCAACGCGACAATCAGGCGTAGTCGTTACTGGATTCCTGCCTACGCAGGAATGACGAGCAAAAAAGCGGGCACGCCGCGCCGGCCCTATGGCGCCAGGCGCCATTTGATAAGATCGCCGTCCGCCACTCGCCGCGCGCACCTCGCATGCTCAACCCGCAACAGCTAGCCGCAGTCGAGCACTGCGACACCCCCCTGCTCGTCCTCGCCGGCGCCGGTTCCGGCAAGACCAGCGTGATTACCCAGAAGATCGCCTACCTGATCCAGCGCCGCCTGGCCCCGTCCAGGATCGCCGCCATCACCTTCACCAACAAGGCGGCGAAGGAAATGCGCGAGCGCGTGGCCAAGCTGATCAGCAGCGAGGACGCCGCCGCGCTCACCGTGTGCACCTTCCACGCGCTGGGCCTGAAGTTCCTGCAGATCGAGCATGCGCGCGCCGGCCTGCGCAAGGGCTTTTCGGTGCTCGACGCCGACGACAGCGAAGTGATCCTGAAGGAACTGGCGCCCAAGGGCGCCAAGCCGGACGTGCTGTTCGGCATCCGCAGCCTGATCAGCCGGGCCAAGAACGCCGGTCTCTCGCCGGAAGAAGCCACTGCCGCCGCGCGCAGCCCGCGCGAGATGGATGCGGCGATGATCTACACGCTCTACCAGGCGCGCCTGGCCGCGTTCAATGCGGTCGACTTCGACGATCTGATCCGCCTGCCGCTGCGCATCCTGGAGAGCGACGAGGAATGCCGCGCCGCCTGGCGCGAGCGCCTGCGCTATCTGTTGGTGGACGAATACCAGGACACCAACGACGCGCAGTACCGCCTGCTCAAGGCCCTGGCCGGCGAGCGCGGCGGCTTCACCTGCGTGGGCGACGACGACCAGTCCATCTACGCCTGGCGCGGCGCCAACCCGGAGAACATCGACCAGCTGAGCAAGGACTGGCCGTCCCTGCGCGTGATCAAGCTGGAACAGAACTACCGCTGCGGCCGCCGGATCCTGCGCGCGGCCAACAAGCTGATCGCCAACAATCCGCACCTGCACGAAAAGAAACTGTGGAGCGAGCACCCGGAAGGTGCGCAGATCCGCGTGCTGGAGTGCAAGGACAACGAGCACGAGGCCGAACGCGTCGCCGCCATCGCCGTCACCCTCGCCGAGAAGCACAAGGCGCGCTGGCACGAGATGGCCATTCTCTATCGCGGCAACTTCCAGGCCCGTCCGCTGGAGAAAGCGCTGCGCCTGGCGCGCGTACCGTATCACCTGACCGGCGCGCTGAGCTTCCTGGACCGCGCCGAGGTGAAGGATCTGCTCTGCTATCTGCGCCTGCTGACCAACCCCAGCGACGATGCCGCCTTCCTGCGCGTGGTGAACGTGCCCAAGCGCGAGATCGGCGCGACCACGCTGGAAAAGCTCGGCCAGATTGCGCAGACGCGCAATGCCTCGCTGCTGGATGCCGCGCGCAGCGACGGCGTGCTGCGCCAGCTTTCGCCGCGCCCCGCCGCCGCACTCGCCGGCTTTACCACGCTGATGGACGAGCTGCGCAGCGCTTCGCTGCATGCGAGCGCCGCCGACCTGGTGGAGACCGTGCTCAAGCGCACCGGTTACGCCAGCGAGATCGCCGCCAGCACCACCGACGCCGCGCTGCGCGAGCGCCGCCTGGGCAACCTGCGCGAGCTGGCCGACTGGTTCCGTGCCATGCAGCGCAACGACAGCACCACCGGCGACCTCGCCGCGCAGCTGGCCCTGCTCAGCCACGCCGACCGCGACGAGCCCGGCAACGCACTGCGCATGATGACCCTGCACGCGGCCAAGGGCCTGGAGTTCCGCTTCGTCTTCATCGTCGGCTGCGAAGAGGGCACCTTGCCGCACGACGGCGCCATGGACGAAGGCCGCGTCGACGAGGAACGCCGCCTGATGTACGTGGGCATCACCCGCGCCAAGGAAATGCTCACGCTGTCGTGGTCGTCCAAGACCAAGCGCTACGGCGAGGTGCACAGCAACCAGCCCAGCCGCTTCCTGCACGAACTGCCGCAGGACGACCTGCACTGGCAGGGCAAGGATCCGGAGGCGGACAAGGAAGTGGTGCGCGAGACGGCCGAGTCGCACATGGCGAAGATCAAGGCGATGCTGGCGGGGGGCGGTTAGGGCCACCTCTGCGTCATTCCGGCGCAGGCCGGAATCCAGTGGCGAAGCGCTGCAGGAAGACGCGGGCGCCGCGGAGCCGGCCTTTCTGCTCTACGCGACGACCCTGCGATAACGCCACTGGATTCCGGCCTGCGCCGGAATGACGAGTGGGTGGAGACAGCGGCAGGCCGGCGACCGCAACTCAGTGCCGCCGTCTGCGCCGCCGGTGCTCCATCATCGTCCCGATGATGCTACCCGGGTTCGCCGCATTGACCACGATGGTCGGATAGTCGGCATTGAGCGGCACCAGTTCGATGATCTCCTGCCCTTCCGGATCGCGGCCGCGGCTGCGGTACTTCTTGAAGGTGGCGCTGCCGTCGCTCTCGATGCGCGCCACCACGAAATCGCCCGGCAGCGGTTTCACCGCGGGGTCGATGATCACGATGTCGCCGGGGTGGAATTCCTCCAGCATCGATTCGCCGGTGATCTCCAGCGCGAAGGCCAGCCGGCCCAGGTCGCGCGCCAGCTCCGCATCCACGCTGACGCTCTGCTCGGCGTAGCCGCGCGGATACGGATCGGCCGCCTCGCGGCCGTAGCCGGCCTGCACCATCGAGATCACCGGCAGCTGGCGCACGTCCGGCTGGGCGGCGCGCAGGCCGTCGGGCACTTCGCCGCGGCTGTCGTCCTCCTTGCCGGTGCGCAGGTAGCGCACCGAGACGCCCATGATGCCGGCGGCCATCTCAAGCGCCGCGACGCGGATGTTGTCTGCTTCGATGACGCCAGCTTCCCACTGGCTGATCGCCGAACCGGAATAACCGATGCGACGGCCCAGGGCCCGCTGGGAAATGCCCGCGCGCTCGCGGGCGGCTTTGAAGCGTTCGGCGAAGTTACTCATGCGTTAAGTCTACTTGTCGTTCTGATAAGTGTAATTGACAAATGGTGCCAAGTAAACTTATCATTGTCCCACGGGAAACGTCCGATCACCGACGCCCTCCCGGCGCTCCATCCATCGCAAACCAGGGAGGAATTCGATGAACGTACGCAAGCTCCTGGCCCGCCTGAACCCTTCGATCGCGCGCTTCGAAGTGCACCACGGCGGCCAGCCCGAACTCACTCCCCAGGACATCGCCGGCGCCTTGGGCATGATCGACGACCGCCTCGCCCGCGAGGTGCTGTGCACCGTGTGGTGGCCCGACGGCGCGCAGCTGCAGCGCGCCGAGCTGGACCGCATCGTGCGCGAGGCCCAGCTGCGCGAATGGATGCGCCTGCGCCGCGAGCTGGAAGCGGCGAAGCTCGCCCTGCACGTGGCGCAAGACGATATCGACGGCACCTACGGCACCCGCGCCGGCCAGCGCGCCACCCTGCAACGCGCCACCGAGACGCTGGACGAAGTGAAGGCGCGCCAGTGGCCCGCAGTCGGGCCGATCTATCGCGCGGTGCGCGTGGCCGTGCTGGCCGAACTGGCGACGCCCAGCCTGTGCCCGCACTGCGAAGGGCGCGGCGAAGTGTTCGTGCAGGATCGCCTGTTGATTTGCCAGCATTGCGAAGGCCATGGCCGCACGCCGGTGAGCGATCGCAAGCGCGCGGCGATGATCGAGCGCGACGAAGCCGGCTATCGCCGCGTGTGGCGCCCGGTATACGAATGGACGCTGGCCTTGTGCGCCGGCGCGGAAACGCGCGGCGCACGCGCCCTGGAACGCGCGCTGGCGCCGGCATGAACACCATGCCGTGCGGAATCGATACCTCCGCACTTTGCAAGGAAAATGCATAGCGTGGGATCGATCGGCAAGCGACACATCGCATCATCTTCTGCAGAGGCCGCCATGTGCGGCCTCTTTCTTTTTCATGACGCGCCACCCTTGCAAAAACATCGCTGCGGAATCGACGCTTCCGCACTTTCCGAGGAAAATGTTCACCATGGGCCCATGAGCGAACGGCACGCACGCCGCGCTTCCCACGCGTAAATACGCGATGCCCCTGCTTCTTCACAGGCCGCCATGCGCGGCCTTTCGCATTTATGGAGACCACTCATGACCGAACCCGCCATGGCGATGGCGGCGGCCGCCAGCCTGGGCGTCGCCGCGTCGCTGCCCGGCGTGGACGGCAACGCGCTGATCGGCGCGTTCGCCGGCGCCACGCTGTTCGTCGTCTCGTCCAAGGAGCTGCCGATCTGGCGGCGCCTTGCCTACCTGGGCGTGTCGATTGCGCTCGGCTACCTCGCCGCACCGGAGGTGATGCGCTGGCTGCCGCTGCAGGCCTCCGGGGTGGCGGCCTTCCTCGGCGCGGCACTGGGCGTCACCTTGACGCTCGGCCTGCTGGAACGCGGCCGCACTTTCGACCTCGACGCATGGCTGCGCAGCCGGGGAGGCCCGCATGCGTGACCCGCTCGAACTGCTCACCATGTTCGCTTCCGCGTCGATCTGCCTGCGGCTGATCACCTACCGGCGCTCGCCCGATGCGCGCTACCGCCCATGGGTATCGGCCTGCGCCTGGCTGCTGATCGTGTGCAGCGGCGGCCAGGCCATTCATATCGCGCTCGGCCATGCGGCGCCCGGCGAAACCACGCTGTGGCAGCTCGGCATCCTGCTCGTGCTTGCCGCGCTTCTGCACATGGCGCGCGGCAACCTGGCGCGCGTGCTGAGGCTGGACGCATGAAGACGGCGCCGGTGAAGACCAGTGCGCTCGGCGTCGCGCTGATCAAGCAGTTCGAGGGTTTGCGCACCTGCGCCTATCTGGATGCCGCAGGCATCTGGACCATCGGCTACGGCCATACGGGTGAGGAGGTGCGCTCGGGTGTGCGCATCGATGCAGCACAAGCCGACGGTTTGCTGCACCAGGACCTGCGCGCGGCCGAAGAAGCCGTGCGTGCGCTGGTGACCACGCCGCTGGCGCAGGCGTCATTCGATGCGCTGGTGAGCTTCGTCTTCAACGTCGGCGCCAATGCGTTCGCTGGATCCACGCTGTTGCGCAAGCTCAACGCGGGCGATGCCGAAGGCGCCGCCGCCGAGTTCGAGCGTTGGCGTTATGCCGGCGGCCGCGTACTGCCCGGCCTGCTGCGACGGCGCATCGCCGAGCGCACGCTGTTCCTGTCGCCGCATCCGGCAGGCATTGCGCTGCGGAAGTGACGCTTCCGCGCTTTCAGCCCTAATCTGGCTACAACGGCAACATTTCATCGCATCTCAGCGCATCGCATCCGAACCCGCCCACCGAGGCGGGTTTTTCTTTTTCCGCCACGGGAACCCGCCATGAGTTTCACCAACATCAATGCCGCGCTCGTCGCCGGCTACCAGGCCGCCGCCCTCAACCTGCCCACCGCCTACGAAGGCGTCGACTTCGCGCCGACCGCGGGACAGCCCTGGGCCGCGGTATCGATGCTGCCGCTGCCGGTCGTCGGCGGCAGCCTGGGCGCCGCGGGCAACGATCGCCACACCGGCACCTTCCAGGTCGACCTCAACGACGTGACCGGCGGCGGCATCGCCCGCCTGCTGTCGCTGGCCGACACGCTGCGCGGCTATTTCAAGGCCGGGCGCCAGCTCGACGGCAACGGCCTGCCGGTGCTGGTCAACAGCACCAGCCGCAGCGTCGTCACCAACAAGGACGGCTGGCTGCGCATGTCGGTGATCGTCGCCTGGACGGCATGGACCGACCACGGCTGAAGCATCGCCGCTTCGTTCGACCCGGTCCGCTTCGGACCCACCCGCGCGGCCGCACGCCACGCATTTCTTTCCACCAAGGAGCAACCCGCATGACCATCGCCACCGGCAGCCGCCACAGCCTCGCCTACATCGCCGAGGCCACCTACGGCGCCACGCCCGCCACCCCGGCGTTCCGCCAGCTGCGCCACAAGAGCACCACGCTCGCCCTCACCAAGAACACCATGCAGTCCGAAGAACTGCGTGGCGACCGCCAGATCGCCGACCTGCGCCACGGCACCGTCCAGGTGGGCGGCGACATGCAGGGCGAGCTGAGCTATGGCGCCTACGACGACCTGTTCGCCGCCGCGCTGGGCGGCAGCTGGAACGCCAACGTGCTGAAGGCCGGCACCGCACGCACCAGCTTCACCCTGGAGCGCAACTTCGCCGACATCGGCCAGTACCTGCGCTACACCGGCTGCGAGATCAACGGCCTGCATTTCGACGTGCAGCCCGGCGCGATCGCCAATGTCACCTTCGACGTGATCGGCCAGGCCGAAGCGGTCGACGCCAACATCGTGGCCGGCGCCACCTATGTCGCCGCCAGCGCCAACCGTCCGATGGACGCGCTCAGCGGCGCGATCAAGGAAGGCGGCCAGGTGCTGGGCGTGGTGACCGAATTGAAGCTGGACCTGGCCAACGGCATCGAGCCGCGCTTCGTGATCGGCAGCGCCAAGACCCTGCAGCCGAGCATCGGCCGCAGCAACCTCACCGGCACGCTGACCGCGTACTTCCTGGACGGCTCGCTGCTGGCCAAGTTCATCGGCGAGACCGAGAGCTCGCTGGAGCTGACCCTGTCCGACGGCACCAACAGCTACGTGCTGCTGCTGCCGCGCATCAAGTACACCGGCGGCCAGGCCGACGTGGCCAACGACGGCCCGATCACCCTGTCGCTGCCGATCCAGGCGCTGTACGACAGTGCGACCGGCACCCAGCTGCGCATCACCCGGAGCGGCGCATGAGCGGCATGGATGCCTTCACCATCCGCCAGCGCGCCAACGATGGGCGCCGCATCGCACTGACCCTGCCCGACGGTTCGCCCACCGAGCACTGGCTGCAGATCCGCAGCCGCTGGTCGGACGCGTTCCGCCAGGCGCGCGACGACGCGATGCAGCAGGTCGCGCGCCTGGCCCAGGCCGGCGAAGCGGAACTCGAGACGGCACTGGAGCAGAGCACGCTCGCGGTGCGTTCCGCACTGGTCTCGGCGTGGAGCTTCGACGAGCCGTGCGTGACGGACAACGTGCAGGCGTTCCTGCGCGAAGCGCCGCAGATCGCCGAGCTGGTCGATCGCGCCGGCGCCGACGATCCGGCTTTTTTCGGCAACGCCTTCGCCAGCTCGCCGACTGGCTGAAGGCGGAGCAGCAGCTGGCCCGCCCCACCGGCGCGGGCGGCCAGCCGCTGCAACGGCATCTCGAAGCGGTGCAACGCCAGCTGGGCCGCCTGCCGGCCCAGCTGGCCGAGCGCCCGGCATGCCCGGCGGAACTGGCCTACCTGGCCGAGTGGCTGGGTCAGTTGCCCACGCCGCTCACCCATACCGAACTCCATCACTGGACGCAGCTCACCGCCCGGCGACTCGATCGCTGGGAGGTGGAAGCGCTGATGATGCTCGACAGGATACGCAGCGATGGCTGATATCGACAGCAACAGCCTCAACAATTTCGTGACCGCCTTGAACAAGGCGAGCAAGTCGCTGGGCGACATGCAGAAGGCAATGGATGCGACGACCAAGTCGACGCAGAGTGCCGGCAAGGCGGCCGATGGGGCAGCGAAGGAAGCTTCCAAGGAAGCGGCCAAGCCCAGCGAGACCGACAAGACCGTCAGCGCGGCAACGCAGAAGATCAAGGACGATTTCGCCAAGGACGTCATGGCGGCTTTCAACGCGGACGGCAAGGCAGCTCGCACCGCACGCATCAAGGTTCGCGACGATCTCTACGGCAGCCTCAAACATGGTGTTGCCGATACGACGACCGCCGCGCTCGGCGATGCGGCGAGCACCGGCTACCGCGGCACCAATGACTATGTGCTTGCTTTTCTTCGTGGCTATGCCAAGACCCCCGGCGCCGCGCCGGACAAGGCAGCAGGTGCCGCGACCGGAGCGAAGCCTGGTGCTGCCGATGCCACTGCTGACGCCGGCAAGACCGAAGGCGACATAGCCAAGAGCACCGACTTCATGGTCGGCCTGGCCGAACAGGCGGGCGAACGGATCCGCGGTTCGCTGGGCAGCATGCTGTTCGACACCCTGGACGGAAACTTCAAGAGCGTCGGCAAGAGCTTCCGCACCATGCTGCGCCAGATGGCGGCCGATATCGCCGCGTCGCAGATCTCCAAGCTGGCCGGCACCGCGTTGAGCTGGATCGGTGGTGCGATCGGCAGCATGTTCGGCGGCGGCTCGACCGCCCTGCCCGGCTACAGCCCGATGGCGGGTGGCAGCGCGGGCAACTACGCCGCGTCGATCTTCTTCGACGGCCCGATGGCCGCCAAGGGCATGGCCTTGCAAAGCGGCATGCCACTGCGTGCCTTCGCCCGCGGCGGCATCGTCAACAGCCCCACCCTGTTCCCCATGGCCACCGGCACCGGCCTGATGGGCGAAGCCGGACCCGAAGCGATCATGCCGCTGGCCCGCGGGCCGGACGGACGCCTCGGCGTGCGCGGCGGCCGCAGCAGCGGCGGTGGCGGGGTCAACAACCAGATCAGCATCACCGTCAACGTCGGCGCCAACGGTAACGCGCAGAGCGATACGCAGGCGCAGAGCGACGACGCCGGCCGCCAGCTCGCATCGATGGTGGAAGGCAAGGTCAAGGAAGTCATGGCGCGCGAGCAGCGCCAGGGCGGCATTTTGTGG